GTTATTATTTGGTGTCGCATACAATGCTCCAAAGTTTAATACATACGGCCACGCCTGAGACAGGGCTCTACTATATTCAGTTGCATAATTCAGTGCGGCGCTTCCGGTTGTGCCATTATTGGCTGGTGCTACGTACGGCATACTTTAATCTCCTTTATTTTGGTTGTTCAATAGGTCTTACACCAGTAAAATGAAATGCTTCTACAAACGGATTCTTTTCTGTAGGAGCGGGCTCACTTCCTTGTGTAGGATTAACAAACTGCGGTTTAGGCGGTTCCGGAGGAGTTGGATTATTCGGATTCTCAATTACAAATGCATCCGCATTTTCAGTTTGATACATCTGAACAAAGTCCTCGGCACCAATGATTTTATCATTTTCTAATTTGAGATCCTTTTCCAGTAACGCTCTTGTGAAATCTCTCTTTGCGGCTGAACTGGTAAACTTCTTGCTGTTTGCAAAATCTTTCACAGCAAATTCATATGCCTGTTTTGCAAGTTGTTTCTGATAATCCTTTGTTTCTTTGTCATATCTTTTTTGCAAATCGGCTAAGTCTTGTGATGCCTTCTTTAGTGATTCTACATCACCCGCATCTTTTAGTGTCTGCTGTAAGTTCGCTAAATCTGTATCCCTTGCAGACAAGGTATCATTTAATGAAGTAATACGTGTATCCCTCTGAGCAAGTTCATCAGTATACTTTTGCTTAGATACATAATTGCCTTCATTCAGATCAACAAATTTAGCTTCACCCATCGCCGTCTGAAATTGTTCCCATGTAAGAGTACCGTTTTCAGCTTTGTCAAAAAGTTCTTTTACCGTCATGTTACAAATCTCCTTTACATTCTTTTATATCCGTTATTTATATATCCGCATTACGGTTTGCGGTTAGAATGTTTATTGGTTTATTTAAAACAATGGGCGCAAATTCCTAAATGGAAATGAAATTTACGCCCAAGGGCTAAGGAGGAAAACCAATGAAAACAGCAACTCACCCCTACACTTGTATTGTACTACATTATGTAAATCTTGTAAATATATTTTTAATAATTTGGTATGGAGATTCTATCTTTTTTAATCGGCAAACCACAATTTTTACTAAATATTTGATACTCATTTGTAAGTTGTACTACTTTTGCCCTTGCTAATCGTGCACCTTCTTTATTATTTAATGTTCTCATAACTATTTGTTCTTCTTTTGCATATCGTATACGAGTTTCCAGTTTACGTTGCATTTGTGTACATTCATACATACTGAGATGTTTACCATCTTCTAATGTACGACCCTGTTTATTATCACTAATCAATTTGTTTAATTGTTCTTGTGTATATCTTCTTGGCTTTGCTCCTATTATAATAGAATATGCAACGTGATAACAATTCCACATTCCTATAACACGTTGTACTCCTGCAAAATGATTACCGTCTATATCTGTAAAATCTTCACTACTCTGTAATTTATCCCATTCTTTATTTATAAATATATGTCCTTGAAATGGTTCATGATCTGGTGCTGAATTTGGATGGGCACTTAATTCTTTACCATCAGCTTTAAACTGTCTTCCAGTTTCATCTTGTATTTCTTGATTTATAGCACGTATACCTTCAAGTACATTTCTTCTGACAGCAGTATCAAGTCTTTGTGTATAACCACTGTCCCAATACATACGTCTTACACCACTGTTTAATAATTCTTTCACAGCATTATTAATTGCCGTTCGTGTATCTACAACACCACTTTGTGCCGCTTGTATAGCTTTATCTATGACTTGCTGATATGTTTTATCAATAGTTTTAAATTTTAAATGTTGCGGGTTTTTAGAATCAGATATAAGAAATCCTGTGGCTTTAGAATTAGATAAGTTTACATAAGATTTAGCTGTTCTATTTCCAACTGCATTGACAATTTTTTGAAGTTTTGCATTTTTACTGAATGGTATATAAGATTTATGTCTATAATTGTAAAATGGTTTTGCGTCTTTGTAAGATTCAACAGCAACTACTTTTATTGCTCTTTTGATGTCAATAATTTGTTTATTTGATAAGCGTGCAATTTCTTTATTCATTTCCCGTATATCAGCACCCATATTCGCTAATATTTTCATTTTATTTATGTCGGAGGGACGTAGATTACCTACATCCCTCACTCTCTTTGCAATCTTATCTATGACATAAATATTGATTTGTTCCTGTCTATCAATTATAGGCTGTACAAGATTTTCAATGGCATTTTCACTTAACATTACTCTTCCTCATTATTCATATTAAATTCATTTGCTTGCATTGCTAAATCTTGTTGCATCGTTTGTAGATTCTCTTCATTTACACGTTTCAATGCCTCCAATGCCTGACTTTCTGTTTCCCCAAAATACCACATTCGAGTTTCTAATTTAGAAACAATACCCTCATTCATAAGTGTTATACGCTTATCTATTTCCGTATCAATATCTACAATTAAACTATCGTCCCATTCAAAAGATACATCATAATCTCCTGAAGGCGTAATATCATATAGATCACAATAGGCATTCATTATATAAATTACATCCCGCAGTGTATCTTCTATAGCTTCTTGAATATCGGCATTTGTTTGATAACTTCTCTGTCTTAATATCTTTAATTCTGTTGCTGTTTTTGCCTCTTGTGTAGCATCTGATAATGTACCTCTACTAATACCACATACATCTTCAATACGCATAAGTATAGTATTCAATCCCTGCGAATAATTACTATCCCTTAAACCTGGGGCATAGGGTTCAAATAATTCTCCCTCGTTTATATCAACTCTTCTATATAAACGCTCCTGCATTGTACCTAAAACAGTGTGTTCTTGACCTTGGCGATCTTCCATAAATTTAAACGCATCACGATCAATATTTACAGCCATTTCACCAGCTTCATATTCCCATAATAATCTGCTGTATTGCATATCAGCATCCTTTATAAGGGATACTGCTCTACTATATCCAGATACACCTAATGGACTTGATGTGTCTACAGTATTAGCTTCCGGAACTCTAAAATATGCAAATAAAGGTTGAATAACATTTTTAACAGTTGTTTTTGCCGGCATATCTTTCCATTCTGGAATCTCCGATAAAGGTACTTCTTTACCTAAATCTATACCTATCATATCAGTATTAATATCTGTATTCGTAGACTTATATGCCTTATTTATTACATCTACTTTAGTACCACTCCATTTATGATATTCTAATCTTCTATATATAACACTCTTTTCCAATTTAGTCTGTAGAAAAGCCGCTTCTGTAATTCTACCGGAAGCATCAAACGCCATAGGATAAAAACAATCGGCCTGTATGAAATCGAATTCGATCTTAGGTATAATATTATCGGAACCTATTTCTTCTTCACCCACCTCATTTAAAACTATGTAAGGTTTAATCACAAGTCCACCTTTTGCTATACCATATTCAATCTGTCTTCTTAATTGTTTTTTTAATTTCTTATATTGGGACTCCAAATAGTCTGCCCTTTCTGTAGATCCTATAGGTTGAGTTTGTTTAATAGTTTTAGGCTCTGCCGTCGGAATTATATTACCTAGAACATCGGGTTGAGGCTCCTCATAATTAGGATTTTCAACCTCCACTTCTTTTGTAGGTGCCGTAATTTCCGTTTCTAATTCCAATAAGGCAGTTCTTGCTTTTTCACTTGCAATCAAAGCCGGCAATCCTAAAGAAACAATTCTAACAGGATTAACTGTAGAAGGTTCATTTAACCATGGTGCTCGATTTTTATACATATCTGTCCATAATTGTATAGCATTTTCCATCTCCCCTGATATAGCAGGTGTAACGTGTAAAGATTGCTCTATAGTTCTACTTCCAATCATATTATGTATAATCTCCTTTATTTTTTGGGTGATAGCACTCCATATTGCCATAATATCTCCTTATTTTTTACTTGATTTTCTATATCGTTTTGCATTACGTGTAGCCGCAAGTAACGCCGCATCTTTCCAATTATCTGCCCGAATAACTAAAATTGCACCGTTTGGTAATTGAAAATAATATTCTTCTTGACCAGAGCCAATAAATTCTCTTGTATTTCTCCAATCTTTTTCATCCAATCTATGTTTGACACCGGCTTCTCCACTACCGTATTTACCACCCCTATAACCTTTTCCCATTATATCGCCACCTTTGAACTTATTAAATTTTTAACTACTATATTACCCGCTAAGTTAGCTGATAAATCTTTTCCATATAATAGTATACACGAAGGTTCTAAAGTTTCAAGTATATAATCCCAACCAGCAAACAATTCTACCCATTTTGCGTGTCTGCCTTCGCCCATAGTAGATATCGCTATTGTACTATGTTTAGGAATACCTTGTACAGCAAATTCTAAACTCATGTTATTACTCCATGTAACTGTTGGTATAACCTGTATTCCATTTTCTTGCCAGTATCTCCCCATCCATCTATTGCGATATATATTATATATCTGTAATACTTTTGGCATATCACAGTATACAGAAAAGTCAGGTGATAAAACAAATGCAAATTTCTTTAACACATCTATATATCTATCTGGATATTTCCACACCCGTTCAAATTGATAGTCGTGCAAGAAAAAATGTACGCCTATACTTTCTGGATTCTTTGTTTTAAGAGCGAAGTTAAATCCTTGTAATGGTATATCTTTTAAATTACTAACCTGTGTTGGAAGCATATTAGGTATTCCATATTCATTATCACTATCAAATTGTGCATAAGCAAGATTTAGTATATTTTGTTCCAAAAATCTTGTACTTGTTTTATCACCTGTGAAGTGCATTATTATGTAAACTCCTATCTAACTCTTCAACTAAATAATCATCTGTCCATAATCTTGATACAACTTGTTCTTCTCTATCAATACCGCTTGATGTACCACCTATTAAATAATCAATATGATTAACAATATTTGGATTTAAGTTTATTGCGGTTAAATCTTTATAAGCACTTTCTATAAATAATTTAAACAAAAAATCATCATTAACACCTCTTCGCCAGTATTCTTTATATACAGGATTTCCGATCATATATCGTGTTATCCAATTAGCACATTTAATAGCAATTTTATTAGGTATTCGTATACAAGGAAAAGAAAACCACATATCATAAATTGACACCTCACCGCTAGGTTTAGTATCATCATATTTACTAAAAAATCCACATACTATGCCATTATCGTATTTTTCAGTTACCTCTTTAAAATCATGACTTATAATTACATCATCTTGCAGATGCCATGTACCATAATCATCATTTTCAACTGATTTAAAGGCCTCCATGCAGGCTTTTAAATTACCTAGTTTTTCTGTGTCAACGTAGACTGATATATTATCTTTAATAATACCTTGATTTAACATAGAAGGTATTAAATAATCGTTTACATACCATAATCTTTTTGGTATAGCGTGAATTAAATACTGTGCCATTTAATTTCCTTTTCTTCTCCAGAATTTTTCCATTGCGTATCTTACAGCATCAATACTATGGTTATCAGCATCAGGATAAGCAGAAATGAAATTACCATCTTTATCTTGTTCATACTCATATTGTGTGAACTCTCTCCACGTATCTGGACATTTACGTTTATCAATATAAATACGATTAAGACCCTGTAACCATTTTATTCCATATCGAACACTTTCTGGACCTTTATCAGCACCACGTATAAATGCTCCATATGCTTTAAAGTCCGCTATAGATTTAGGTTCTGCACTATCTGCTGTTAATAGTTCATCATACCGTATCTTTTTTGTTTCTTCATATAGTGCTTTAAATACTGTTTTATTTCTACAATGATTAGTTCTGTATTCATCATAGACATAAAGATTTAAGTGTTTTTTATCAAAATGACATTTAACAAACTGAAATGGATCAATAGCAAATCCCCAGTCAAGACCATTATAAATGTGGTCAAACGTTGTCCAAATAGGAACTTCATCAATTATATTACCAGCAAAATCATATTTAGGTACAAGTTGTTCAGTGTCAAAATCTTCAACATTCGGAAATACATCTCCACCAGTACCAATAGCTTTGCCACCGTACTCATGTTCATACGCACGTGGATTTATTCTTTTTAATTCTTCAGCTTCTTCTATAAACTGAGGACCAAGCCAATCTTTTGGTACATCTAAATATGTATTACGCACTAACAAGGTGCTTTCAGTTCTGAACGCTTCACAATCATCTGCGTATTCATTTGCCCAATTATTTTTACTAATTGGTGGATTAAAAGTACGAAAATCCCAGAATTTATCTCCACCACGCATTGTAGACTGTGTAACAGTACGCAGTTCATTTTCACCGGCAAACTGGTCTAATTCCTCAAACCATGTTATCCCTATATATCCAAACGGTGGTTTAATAGATTTTACTTTCATTGGATCATCTAATCCCATAAAATATATCTTTTGGTGTGTAGGTAAATATTCTATTGGTGTACTATATGACTTTGGTATTTTAAATAGAGATTCAAGACCTAATTGACTTATTCCCCATGTTACCTGAGAAAATATGCTGTTTTGTATTGTATTAGCTACTTTACGAAAACACGCCGCATGAACTTTTGGATTCTGTATAAGCACTAACGGAATAGCGATGCCAACGAACGAGGATTTTGTACTTCCTCGTCCGCCGGCAAATGTATAGTGAGTATGGTCATGTTTAAAAATATCTTTCAGCACATCACGATACATGGGAATTATACAATCTTTTAATTTAATATTGTAATTTAAACTTACCATATCAATAACCTAACAGTCTATTTACCTCATTTTGTACGGCTACTGGATCGTATCCTTCAGAACGTAATTTCTCACTTCTATTAGGATCACAGCCGTATTCACCTTGTATAACACGTTTCGCAACATCTGTTATACTAAATTCTGGTTTTTTCAATAATTCATTTACACGTTTTTGTACAGCATTATAATCATATCCGGCTTTATTGAGATTTACTTCTCTTGCAGGAAGATTACCCCATTTACCATCAATAACTTCCTGTGCAAGTTCATCTATAGATTTATGTACAACATCACCACTTAATAACTCATTTACACGATTCTGTACAGCGTTATATTTATCACCTAATGCGGCAATACGTGCATCTCCATTTCCAAACTCACCACGTAATACTGCATGAGCAAGTTCATCTATAGTACGATTATCTACGACATCTGCACTACTATTATCTGCTTGTATATCATCTATTGTTACAAGTTTCCAATTTGGTATACCATATCCAGATATGTAATTATTATTCTGTGCATATGTATTAGCAGTAACTTCGCCACCACCGCCACGTGTATTTCCTTCTACAGTATACACATTATAATTATCAAATCCTGTTACAATACCTGTATGCTGTTCGTTACCTGGGGTACCAAAGAAAATTTGAGCACCTAATGAAGGTTTATTACTCCAAGCATTATTATTCTTATAGAACTGTGCAGAATATGTACAACCAGCTCCTGTTCCATATTTAGGTTGATAAATTATTTGAATAGCTTTTTCGACACCGAATGCTTGTATATAACACCAATCAGCAAATACGTCACACCAATCATATCCATCTTTAGGACCGTTATATATAAATCCATAAGCGTCTAATTCTTTTGCATATTTTGTATGCTTATCAGTTGATTTATAACCTATTTGAGATTGGGCTATTTCAACTACTTTAGTTTTAGCTTGTGCTACAGTCATTGTAGTAGTCTCTGGTTGTTTTTGTATTGTTTTATCAGACTGAGCAAGTTTATACCATAATTTTTCGTCTCCGTAAAATTGATTTACATCAATCGCATCTGGATATCCTTGCACATATGTCTGAGCATATTGGTGCATAACAGGATCATTAAACGGTCCAACACTTCCACTACGCCAAGGCTCATCCTGATATCCACCATATACAACACCGTTTGTAGCATA